TTACGTCCAATTCAGCAACTTCAAGAGATGCATCAACAGTTACTTTAGATGCTTCAGATACTTGACCTAATGTAATACCAGCACCTGCAATCGAAGTAGATACTTCAAATTGATTAGTTACAGCAGATTTCTTTTGCATTAAACCAGAACCGTTTTGGTTCTTGTAGTTACCTGCTTTAAGTGCGATGCCTTCAATAGCAGTTTCAACAAATACTTGAGTTGCTGTTACAGCAGAACCACCTGTAAGGTTTTCCATAGTCATAGTAACCTTAGCACCGTCAGTGGAACCAACTAATGTTAAGTCTAGGTCTTGTGCGTAAGATGCTGCACCAGGATTACCGTCTGTGAATGTACCTTCATAATCTCCTAAAATTGAAACGTCAGCATTAGCAGTTAAAGTTGTAGCAACAAGTGTTGCAAGTAAAAATTTATTGTTCATAATAGTCTTTCCTAATAATTAAAATATGGATGGTTAATATTAACCATCACTAATATATATACGTGGCGAGTAGTAAAAATAAAACTATTCCGTAGTAAAAATACTACTTAACTTTTCATACATATACCTATATTATACTATACTAATGGTCAAAAGTAAAGTATTTATTGTCTATTTTCGATTATTTGATTCAATTCGTCAATTTCCACCTTATTTAACCTAGTTTCAATCAAACCAACCTCAAACACATCTTCACCCAAAGACTCAAGTAATGATATAATTTTCTGGGCACTGTTACGTTCAACAACTAATACCATACCGATACCGTCATTAAATACTCGGTGCATTTCCTCATCTCTAATATTACCTGCTTTTTGTATCCAATTAAATTCTTCTTGTCGAAACGACTTATTGTTGTTATTCCATTTTGGTTTTAGGTTAATATCACCAAGCAGTCGGTTGACGTTATATCGACCACCACCAGTAATATGAGAGATGCCGTGGACATCGTCTCTATAATATTCTAAAACCTTTAAGATACTATTTACATAAATCCTAGTCGGTTTAAGCAAATCGGCAAATAACCCCTTTGGGATAGATTCAGGGTCGTTTTCTAATGCGTGAGAAACAACCTGACGAATTAAAGTATAACCATTTGAGTGAAATCCGTTTGATTTTAAACCTAACATAACATCACCAACATCAATACCACTGCCGTCAATAAACCTGTCCTTAGGACAAGCTCCAACACCAAATCCAGCAACGTCAAACTCTCCTTCCTTATACATATCACCCATGATGGCAGTCTCTCCACCAATCAAAGGAATACCATCGCCACACTGTGCTAGACCCTCATTAATACCATCAATCAGTCCCATTGCATCTATCGAATCAATCGTATTGACTGATAAATAATCGTTGAAGAATATGGGTTTAGCGCCCGTACAAACAAGGTCATTGACCACCATAGCGACCAAGTCAATACCAAGGTTTTTAATATCAACACCTTCTTCCTTCTGTGCCTGAGTGTACATTTTTACCTTAGTCCCCACTCCATCAGTAGATGATACAAGGTAATCATCACCAATATCAAATGCTCCACCAAAACCACCTAACCAAGGCATTTTTTGCCCCAACTTAGCATTAAACATATCCTGTTCGTGTAAGTCTACACCACTGTCTTTATAATTCATTTGTTTGCCATCCCACAACCAATATATTCATTAGATGCTTTATCATACCCTCGTTTATATGCAATTTCTATCATTTGAGCAAGTGATTTGCCTTCACGTACTAATTTATATAATTCTTCGTTTGTCATAATATATCTGCCTTTGATTTGTCTAATCTAGTTTCTATGTAAATAGGTAAGAATAATGACTTAGTTGATTTGCGTTTGTCTTGAATAACTTCGTTATATTTAACCGTTATAATCTTACCAACGATATCCTCAGCAACCATCTCACGGTCTTCGTCATTGAATCCCGAACCTACGTTTACTTCAAGTCCACCGTCAGCACTAACGCAAGTAACAGAACCCATCTTACCTTCAATACGTCCCGTGCCTTCATTCCAAGCAGTTACTAATAAGTCTGCTTCAAGTTCTGCTTTCATCTTCACTTGATATTTAGAACGTTTATCTTCCCACGGTGAGTCACCATTCTTAAGAATAATACCCTCTTCACCATTATCTAGTGCTTGTTTAAATAACTCATTTGCTTGTTCAATGTTATCAACAGGAATAGATGCAATTGGTCTAATATATTCAATAGGGTGACTATTTGAAACTTCTTCCATACGCACTTGAAGTACACCGATTCTATCAAAATACGGTATGTTACAAATACCTGTCTTAAAGTCTTCAATTGGGATTAAGTCCCACGCTACCATTCTAACACGTTTAGCGTCTTCCTTTGTAATAGTTCCCTTTACTGCTTTATTAAGAATCCCGTTGCCAGTCTTACGGTCAAGGATTGTTACCATATCTTCAGCAAGAACAACCAACTCACCATCAACGACCGAACCTCTAAAGGGATCTAACGACTCAAGTGTTGGTTTGGTATAAAATATCTCTTTCATATAGTCGTCAAGTAAACCATGTAATTCAATTTGCTTACCGTTTCTGCTACGAATATCAACAGTTCCTTCTGGAGTAATAATGATGTTGGAGCGCATACCGTCCATCTTTAATTGTACCATAGCAGGATATTTGATATGTTTGAAGTTCTTTTGATTGTAAGCACCGGCGAGCATACAAGGATATGTTGAAATTGTACCTTTACCATATACTTTATTTACAGTTGACGTAGATACACCACACCTCAAATCACCACCAATGACACGTTCAATAACCTCAGCATCACCTGCTGTTAGGTTTTCAAGAATATCAACGAGGTGTTGTTTTGCGTTGTTACCCGTCAGTTCTCTCGAGGATAACTTATCAAGGTTGTCTAGTGCCCAATCTAATGGGTTTCTAAACTCTTTATCACCACGGTCGTAGTCAGGAATCTTCCTAATATAGTATTGTGTGTATGGGTCTAAAGTTGCCTTTAGTACACGTTCAAGTAGTTTGTTATCAAGGTTTTGTTCTAATACATCTACCTTAAATAGACGACTATTATCACTCTCTAACTCATTTAATATCTCAATTACACTTTTCATATCACTCTTTTTTCAATCATTTATAGTACCTATTATACCCTAGTTTGTCCTAAAAGTAAAGCGATATTTGATTAAAAGTCTCCAATTACATCCATTAAGTTCTGTAACTTATTCATCACGAAGTAGTTATATAACTTCTTACGTTGTCCAATAGGTTCTTTCTTAAATGCATTTAAAATATCATTCTGCAGTAACTGAGGCACTTCATCAAATTGAGTCAGTAACGAATTGCGTTGCCATCTTTCCATCATTTCTTCATTACCTTCGCAAATCTGTTCTGGGGTTTGAGTCAACCAAACGTCTAACTTCTTCTTAGCAATTGACGTTTGTCTAATACCTTCTATAAGGAAGTCGTCACCAGATAAGAAATTAGGAATACCATCACCACGGTCACCACGGATAATATGTTCTTTAGCGTATGCGATTGGGTCTGGGTGTCTTACCCACTTGCGTTGCATAGGAGAATACTGCTTAACATTCTTGTACTTATGCAGTTGAATAAAATCCTTATCGCTTGAAAGGATTAATACTTTTTCTTCCATGTGCTTATATTTTGATAATACACCGATAACATCATCTGCTTCAGCTGCCATTACCTCAATCACCTTATATGGGAAGTTTTCTTTTAGTTCTGCCTTGATATTATCAAACCATCCGAATAGGATTTCCCAATCAAATGCCGACTTATCTCGACCACTCTTACGAGCATGTTTGTAATTAGGAAATACGTCTCGTCTCCAATAATGACGTGAATCAATACATAGTATCAGTTCACCATACGTCTTACCATACTGTTTACGATAACTTCTTAATGTGTTAAGAATCATATGACGAAGCAAATCTTCACTTACATCGTTCATTGACTTTGCTTGTGACATCAATCCACCCACCATAACTTGGCTGTAGTCCACGAGTATCACGCCATTACCTCAAATATAAACTTTTTAAATTCTTCCATATCCCTCACCTTCACATCCTTAATTTCAAGGTCAACGTCACCCATTGTAAACAACAACGTACCTATTTCTAAATCAAACCCTTCAGCAGGTTTAATCTTTTTCACTATTGGTTTCTTTTTCTGTTCTACCTGTTTATTTCCAACAGGCATCTCATCCATAAATTCCATTTAAATCACCTTTAATTCCTTAATAAATTGGTCAGTCACGTCAATCGATTTCCAACCTTTAATTTGTTCATATAATTCAGCACCCTTGTCTTTCAACTTATCAAGTTCATCTTGACATAATGAATAGATAGGCATGTTGATTAATATAGCAATAATCTCTTCTGAGTCGTCAGTAGTATCACTTAACTCTTTAAAGATTTGTTTTCTGTTCTTATTATTAAAGTCCAATTCACCACTGATAATCTTACCGATGAAACAAATCTTTGCTAGAATGAGTTCTAGGTCTTCAGTACCTTTATCAACCAACCACTCATAACGTTCTACATACTTAGTGATTCTATAATCACAAAAGCCTTTAACAATGTCAATGGTATTATCATATACCTTTAACTGTCCTTCTTGGTTGATAACCGTTAGATTTTGGTTTAGTTTCTTCTTTAATCTAAACATAGTAATGATTTGATTATCAGTCAAAGTCTTACCACGTCTTAATGTTATGTCAAACTTAAAACCAGAAGCATCACACATATCCACATACGATACGATTTTACTTTCAGACTCTAGTTTATCAAGTAGGATAACATACGACTCACGAGTGAACCCAACAGGAACTTCAGTAATGTTTAACTTTGTAGAACCCTTTAGTTTATATACTCCTGTACAAAACACTTCACCATTTACTTCTTCAATCTTCCCATTGAATCCAGGATAGGTAGGAAGTAGTTTCTTTTTAGATATGTTTTTACCACTCAAATGAGCACTACATAACTTAGCAAGTTCTTTGGGGTCATGAGGCTGTATCTCGGTTGCGAATCCGACCGCTATGCCCTTAATACCATTCACTAATACCCAAGGGATGATTGGCAAATAAAACGCCGGCTCGGGGTCTTCTGGGTCTACAGAAGTCTCTGTGACCATAGTATCAGCAAAATACTGTTCAAAGTTCGTATGAGTCTGAACATATGTATAACGTGCCGCTGCAGCCTCAGGAACTAATCTAGAACCAAAAGAACCATGACCGCGTAGCAACGGAACGTTATTAACAAACGGTTGTACCATCTTAGTAATTGCTTCATTTAACGAAGCATCACCATGGTGATAGTTTGCCTGACTAATAACATTACCACTTAACGATGCTGTTTTAATTCTAGCACCTTTGGCAGTCTTTAATGCCGTGTAAAGGATCTTACGTTGAGAGGGTTTTAACCCATCAATCATATGCGGAATAGCACGACTGTATAGCACGTACTTTGCATAATCCTTATATTGTGTATCTATTAATTGTGTTATATTCATTTCATTAACCATTTTTTACGAGGTAGAGAGTCTTTACCAAATACAGTCTCAAGACTTCTAGTCGCATCATCATCAAATTTAATCACTTCGGTCACTGGGTCATTAATCATTAAGTCATATTCTTCAATACTCAAAGAACCCAAACCCTTATTATACTCTATTTTCCAATCAGAGTCAAGTTTTGCGTCAGAAAAATCTTTTAAGTCATAAAACCGTTTGACTTGTTTCTTTTTCTTAGCAATAACAATAGGGGACTTAATGAATAACAATCGTTCTTCATCAAACAGTTCTTTCCAATATGAGAAGAAGTTGACTAATGCGGCTGCAATAGAGAACCCATCAAAGTCGGCGTCAGCAAGGATGCCGATTCTACCATAGTTCAAATCAGTAGCAGTTTCACCAAGTTCTAAACCAAGAATACTCATCAACTCAGACAATTCTTTGTTCTTCATAATATCAGTTGGTTTGATTTGTCGAACGTTTTTGACTTTACCTCTTAAAGGATAACCTCCATGAATAGCAGTTTGTCTAACGTTAATCAAGTTACTGATAGCAGATTGACCCTCAGTGATAAATAAAATTTTATCTTCTGGGTTCTTACCAATAGCAGAGATGTGATTGGCGACTTTCTTTTTCTTAGCATTCTTTTGTGCTTTACGTAATGCTCGTGCTTCAGCAAGTTGTTTCTTTAATAACAATGCTTCAATGATGGGTTGAATAACCTCTTCATTTTTCATAATACGAGCAATAAACTTCTCGTCGTCAACACCAGCAAAGATAGGTTTAATGTCCTTATCGTTGTTAGTTAATCGTTCTTTGGTTTGAGAATCAAACTTAGGATCTGATACTTTATTCGTTACGATAACAAATAACAATTTGTTCTTAATGTCCGGAATACGTATGTCTAATCTATGCTTACGTTTGATTGAATCTCTCAATGCAGAAGCAATAGATAATGATACAACATCACAATGAACACCACCACCAAACGTGTCAATACCGTTTACGAATGAGATAAAGTTGCCGTCATCACTCGGTAGCACTGCCACAGAATAGTCGTTAGTTTCGTGTGCTACGAAGTCTGTACCAATCTTTGATAGATAGTCTTTAAACTTAGCACTCTTAACTAGTCGTCCGTTGTACTTAAATCTAATGTCTGGGAAACATACTGCTAAATCATTAACACGTTTTTCAATCAAACTCATGTGGTCGATATCGACTGATTTCATACCCAATCGAGCAAAGTCCGCATAATACGATACAGACGTTCCTTTAATACCTTTCGTCTTAGTAATTTCAACATCAACTTCAGACATATTATTCTTACATTCTAGTCTGAAATGTTTCTTACCATCGTCAGTATGAGCGATAAACTTCTTACTTAATATGTTTACTAATGTTGAACCAAGTCCATGAGTACCAATAGAAACGTTGCCCACGCCATCATCAAAATTCGCTCCTGCACGTAAGTTCGTGAAAGCAAGTTCTGCTTGCGTTTTCCCACCTTCCGTCTCGACAATAGGAATTCCACGTCCGTTGTCCTCAATTGTAATTTTTCCATTATCTTCAACCCTCACCTTGATTTCATTAGCAAATTTAAAGCCCGTACGAAATCCTTCATCAATACAGTTACTGATGATTTCATCAAATAACTTGAGGAAGGCAGGTACAACTTTAACCTTTTTCTTTATAATTTGGTCATCGTCCATCACCCACTTCATGTGAGTACCAGATGTAGTATCACCAACATACATTCCAGGACGGTGAAGGACATGCTCTATTTCAGATAGAACTTTGACATCATTCTTACGCATTAATTAATCTACCTGAAGATGCAGTTGGAGTTTCAAATGAAGTCACAGAATCAATTCGGAACGAACGGAATCCTTGTGCTTCTACATCAAAACAAGCAATTACTTCTTCGTTGACTTTCTTAGGGGCTTTAGTTGTTTTAGATTTGTCTGCTTCAGCAAACACGGGAAGTTCGGTAGACATCAACGTGCCTTTCATAACACGTTCAGTACCATCTTTCTTTGTAAAGGTGATTGTTGCGATATCGTTTCTTAACGCTTCAATAACATTTTCTCTTACTACACTCAATTCACTCATAATATAACTCCTTTTTTATTTAATATACTACGTATTATACCCCACTTCAAAGGAAAAGTAAAGCGATATTATGACTTTATACCCCCTTTTATTTTAAGGTTTCTTTTAGTTTGAGCAATTCTTTCATTTCATCACTCATACCAGCACCACCAGTTGCTGACGTTTCTACGTTATTTCCAACAACCACTCGGTTGTCATCTAATACATCATTGCCGTGGCAATCACACGTTTCATCACAAATTTCTTCTTTAGTATTCGTCGTCTTCATAATCTACTTCTAAGTCATTTATCAAATTTGCTTCATCTTCGTCATACCTACCGACAACAATTTCACCCGCCACTGGGTCTTTATATATTGCTATAATACCTTTATCGTGAAGGTCATTGATAACTACATGAACACCGACACTCAGTCCTTCTTTTTGTCCTTGCTTAAACGAAAAATAAGCAGATAAACAAATGCTCACTACGAACCCCAATTGCCATAATTCTATGTACATAAATTCTCCTGTTAAGTTACTATTATACTATAATATTGACCAAAAGTCAAGTAATTATTGAGTTTCATACCCAGACCCAACTGGACCAAATTCAGACTCAATGCCATTAGACTTTTGTGTTACTTTGTAATAATAATCTATCGTTTCTTTTTGAGTATCATCAACAAATGTCTGCGTAGATACATCAACACCGTAATGAGGGATAGTGTCAACATAATGATATTCTGGTGGATTTGCAGTATGTCCTGCTGTATCGGTCCTGTAAATATTATACTCTTCTGCTGGGTTTTGGAATGCTGGATCCGGAACCCAAGTTCCATTTTGAGCAGGACATATTGTTTGGTCACCAAGTGTAGGATACACGTTCCACGAATAACCATCAGAAGTAAAGGTATTTAAATTCCAAGTATGTTGTTGTTGCCAAGTGTTGTTGTCGTTTGTAAATTGATAAGGTGTCCACGTATGTTGCTGTGCCCACGAGTTTCCTTCGTTATCAAACGTGTATGTATTCCACGTAGAACCAGCATACCAAGTATTATTATCAGTCAAATAACTATTATTCCACCAACTGTAGTTTGGTGCCCAAGTGTTGCCAGCACTCAAAAACGTATTTAGATTCCAACTATTGGCATATGTAAAGGTATTAGGGTTGTCCCATGTATATGTTCTTGCCCAAGTGTTGCCGTCGTTGGTCCACTGATTGCCTGACCAATTGTATCCATTATCCGTCCAAGTATGTGCCAACCAAGTATGTTGTTGACCCCAGTTATTAGTCGGAGTCCAAGATGCTCCGTTTGGATACCAAGTATTGTCTGCAGTCCAAGTATTAGGTGTCCAAGTATTAGGTGTCCATGTGTTTGCAGTTCCCCAAGTTCGGTTTCCATTATCGACAGTAGAATTTTGAGGATAAATATATTCATTCGATTCCCAACCAGCACGATATGCGGGGTAGGGATTATACCATCCTGGGTAAATTTCAGGGTGGTTTATATTATTGTTTGCGAACCAAGTCTCCGCGGATGTTGGGTTACAAGAAGTCTGTGCAATATCAGTTACATACCATGCTGTGTATTTCCAATCGCTGGAACTTTCATGATCGACGTGTCCGTACTGACAACTAGGTATCCAGCCAGGTGGCTCCAAGTAATCTACCCTAACATAACAATTACCTTTCGACAAACAAGTAGCAGAGGAATTGTCCCAAGCACTTTCATCGCTCGGTGGCATAGGACAGTTAATACCATTACCACTAACTATGATTTTGGAATTCACACAACTACCAGCAGACGTACAAGATGGGTCGGTAGTCCACGAAGAGTCTTGACAAAGTCCATTGCTGATGCCAGACGTACACGCAGAATAGTCGTGGTTTTTAGTAGTGTCAGTACAAGTTCCCCCGTCAATCGGATCTATACATACTAACTTATTGTTGTTATATGTAGCGTCTCCAACACAAGTTCCATCTACTTCACAAGCAAGCTGATTTTGAGAAGTAAAATCAGAACAATATGCTGTTGCTTCGCAATCAGTTTGATTGGTTTCTTGCGTATTAGTACACGCACCAGACATACCTAAACAGTCAGCAGAATTGTTGTATTGTGGGTCAGAACATCTATCAAGTTGGCAGGCGTTCAGTGTTGTGTAATTAGGATTTGAAGTTTCAGCAACGTCGTCGCACCAACCATTATCGGCATTAAAAAGGATACATGCACTTTCGTTACCAAAGGTTGGGTCGGAACAAAATCCAGATAAAGTACAAGCAGACGCGGTTGTATGAGTAGTAACAATTGTTCCACTACCAATAACACCGTCCCAACAATGACCAGTTCCAGTACAAACTGTTTGTAGATTATCATAAGCTGGGGTGTTTACTCCATCAACATTAAAACACAAACCAGCTAAATCCACACAAGATACTTCGTCCGTCCATGTAATATCACTACAAGAATAAGCATTTTCACAAGATGCTTGGGTATTATTAATTAAAGGAAAATCACTACAAATTCCATTTGCAATATTAACACAACCGGCTGGATCATTGTTGTATATTACTTCACTACAAGTTCCTTCATCAATACAAAGTTGTTTTGATTGTCCAGATAAATCACTACAATATCCATTTGCGTCTGATACACAAACGATTGGTTGATTATTATAAGAAGTATTTGAACATATTCCTTCATCTTCGCAAGTCTGCTGTGTTGTTAAATTATAATTACTACAAACATTATCTTCACATAATGCTTCAGTATTAGGGTATGTGGCAGGACCATCAGATAAGTTATCTTGTCTGTAAAAATTACCACCAACGTAAGTTTCAACATCACCAGGCGGTGTGAAATATAACTCTTCTCTCCAGTTGCCCCACCCCTGACCAAAGTACATAAGAATTGGGTAGTATGAATGAGCGTCAAGGGTTATTGTGTTTGATATTGACCGAGCTCCGTGTGGACCACTATTGTCAATAAGTTCATTAGTATTATTCCTTCTAGTGATCAAATCATCAATATCTTCGTCTTTATTTCCTACCCACAACCAAGTCGAATCATCGGAATTTATCCTAAATGTATATACACCTGCATGTGTGGTTTTAAAATACCCTTGACGTTTACGAGCAAAGTATTGTTGAGAATTGTTACCGTTACTGTAAACTTGAGTATCTATCCAAGAACTAGTTAATGTTGCAGTATCAAACCAATTGAAGTTTCCGTCAAAATCTTGTCCCGCATTGCCACTGTACCCAGAATACTGCGTTGTATGCAACCCTAGTCCTGTTGTTAATTCACAATACCCATTTACAAGGTCAAGACAGTTATTAAATTGGTCTGTATATGTAGGGTTAGAACATGTTCCAGAAGTAATGCACTGTAAAGACGAGGGGTATGTTGGGTCACTACAAATAGCAGTTTCACAGAATGCTTTGCTTGAATTGTGAGTAGTGTCTAAACAATAACCATTAATATCAGCCTCACATTGATTTTGGTTGTTGTCATATGCAGGGATACTTATCTCCGGCAATACGTTCTTATCCCAGCATGAACCTGCTCCTTCACACGTTGCTTGGTCTGCATAAGCAGTATCAGAACATCTAGCAATTTCACATGTAGATTCAGTAGTATATGTTGAAAAAGAACAAGTACCATCACTTTCACACGCAAATTGGTTGTTGTCGTAAGTAGTCCCAAGATTATTACACGTTCCTGCAGCACCACAAAGAGCCTGAGTTCCCCAAGTTTGATCAGAACACATAATAGACTCACACGCAAGTTCAAAAGTAAAGGTTGTGTCTGAACAATATCCACTAACAGGGTCTACACATAATGTTGGATTGTTGTTGTATGATGGATTGGAACAATCACCAGAATCTACACAATCCTCACCAACGTATATTGATATTAAAGAACCACCGATATCTTCACACTTATAACAATCACCAATTAAAGGGTTTACTGTTGGGTTTGATGTCCAAGATACCGTAATTTGTTTATACTGTCCAGAAGAAACCACCATATCTTCAACTAATTCCATATATTCATCACCAGACATAGAACCTTCTTCGCCAGGAAGTTCGACCTCCCAAGTAGCACCATGGTTTACGCAGATTTCAGGTGCGTAGTTTTCTATCCAATCACCAGTACCTCCGACTTGCCAAGTGTTAATTGATGGATCGTGCCAGAAGAAATACCATTGCGGATACCAGTTATACCCTTTGGTGCAGGCAGATTCGGTCCAACCGGCGTTCCCAGCAGTAAGGTTATACCAACTTCTAGGAGAAGTGAGGTTTGTAGTGCGTTCATAGTAACAAGCCGGTCCACTCATTCCATTACCAGAACAATTAATTTCGGTTTCAAATACAGAATGCCATGTATTGGGGTCATTTTTCCTACGAACCATAAGTTCCAAACCAGTATCAGTATTTACACAAATAGAATGGTGCGGTGCTTCGCAAGATGCTTGATCGGTATCTTCGGAATACGGTTCGCACGTATATTCCTCACTACACCGAACGAACCCTGGAGACAAATCTCCAACACGAATAGCACCAGAACCAGTAACACTTAGAGCACCAACCCAATAATAATGAGTGCCTATGTTAGATAACGTTACATCAGAGAACCAAATATCAGCAGTATTGCCGAGCAATTCTTGGTTCGATGTGAGGTTATCTTGGTCAAAGAAGTTAAATGCGTCTTTATCTATCGATCGATAAATGTTATATGAAACCGAACCAGCGACAGCAACCCAAGTTACTTGGACGAATCCTGGCATTTGGTTATCACCGTCCGTAGCATTCAACGATGTTGGGGCGTCAACAGGATAGGATTGGACATTAACTCTAAATTCAGTATCAAAAAGAGTAAGTGTTAGAGGTTCTTCGTAAAATCTAAACCAAGATACCTCACACTTTTCTATTGAAACATTATTACTTGTTGCCCAATCATAACAAACACCATCAATTAATTCATAACCAGCATTACATGGAATTGAATTATTGTCAATATCATATGTTTGGGGGTAAGAATCTAACGTTTTTCTATTTGTAGTAACAGGAATACTAACGGTTGCCTTTGGAACAGACCAACCTGTTGGTTGCAACCACGCATTGGTTCCGATCCAAATATTCTCTTCAGTCAGGCAATCGGTTTGGTTATCATTATAAGTCGGATCGGAACATTGTCCAATTGCAAGACAAACAAGTTCTTCTAAATAAGTTGGGTCTGAACAATGAGCAACTTCTTGTTCAATAAGATTAGTAGAAATAGTCAATTGCGAAACAGAAGCAAGTCCATCCGATGTGAAGAAACTACGAACTACTTCTAATACATTAGACGACCCCGCGTCTTTGAAGAATGGTTCTGCTACTGCCAATTGGTTACATTTAAGGGTTGCCTCGGTTGCATTTTCAGAAGAGGTAATAATAGTGGTAACACGTAGGTTTCCACCATGCGTCGACATGCCCACATCTGCGACATCGCCAGTCCATTCTTGTATTGGATTATAGTTAAATAGATTTTCACTCATAGTGCTACTATTTATTAGTTTTCTATACTAGAAACGACCTCTGAGTGTATTTTAGCAATGTAATACGCGTCAACCACATCACTTATTGGTCCATTGATTTTCTCAGGATTGATATCAAACCCAAAGGTTTTCTCAAGGTCTAATCCAGTTTCTTCGATAAATGCTTCATACATCTTTTCTTTATTGGCATTACCCTTTTCGGTAGCAAATTTCTTAACAGAAGAAGGAGCATATGTAGTTAAGTCCCAACCTTCTATTACTTGAATGTAGTGTTTAAGAATGCCAGTGTTTTCACCAATATTAAATACTTGTCCTTTTGCACCCATAGCATAACCCTCTAAACCAATAGACGGTTCTGCAGAACCTTCGGGCCAGTGTTCGAAAATATACTCACGGACTTGTTGTGCTAGTTTATCAAAACGTTCGGCATTATGTTCCCAATCTTTAACAAGAACGCCTTCAAATTGCCCATACACACCCTCATACTTCTTCATTGAAGTGATGTAAAGGAACTTACAGTTTTCTATTTTGAATTCACCGTCGCACACACAAACAGCAGGAGACGACATCGAATAGTCAATTCCTACTATCATTTACTTCTTTCTTCGGTCTCAACTGCAACGTCATCCGATCCACAGAAAGGACATAGTTCTTCTATGTCATATCTAGATTCAATCATATCGTGTTGTATTTTACATACTGCTTGGCAGTCGTCGCATTGGATAGTCACTTCAATCATAATCTTATTTGGTAGTTTAATTAAATTTATTTATAACCAAATATTATCTACATCTATTAAAGTTTTTTATAGAACCAATATTTGATACATTTTTGTAACCAACCTCTTCTAATTTAGTCTTTGCCAATTGGGCAGTATATCCATCATTACAATACACCATAATAGGGATATTGTAAGAAATTCCTCTGCCTTGCATTTCCGTTTGGATAAATTGACACGGTATATTTTGGGATAAATGTATTTTAGTTCCTTGGAAATCTACAGGCTGTCTTACATCAACAAGTAACCCTCCTGCATCAATTGTAAGTCTAACATCACCACAAGTCATCTCAGTAATAGAAGGCGTCTGCGGAGTTTCTTCAATATCCACAACATTTCTTAATTGACCTCTTACTTGGTCTCTAAAACTTTCTCTCATACTTTTCATATTACATCCATCCTTTTCCATTCATCATTTCGTTTGCCTGTCTTACTGCAATATCTTTATCTGGTTCTTTAAACTTACTGCGAGAAACTGTAATATATCGTTTCCATTTCTTTTCACCACATTTACATGCGTCTAAGTCGATTGTCATATCTTCTGACCATGTACGCACAACTTCAATTACTTCGTCGCACGATTCACATTTAAAATTATATATTGGCATTATTCGTCCTTTAAAAATACTTTATCGTTAGCACTGTATTGTAACCTTTCCGCAAGAATATTTCCATCTGCATCTTTGATCCAATTTATACAACGTTCCTTCTTTTCACATTTATCAATAGCATCATTTACATCTTTAGCTGTTACTATAAATTCCTTATCTTCCGCATAATTTACGTTATATTTCATACCCTGCTCCATTTTGATAATGCCATCTTTGCTTGTAATCCTTTATATGTATGTCGTTTAATTGACTCGAAAATTGATTCCGGAGTCATCCCCTTTAATACCATATCATTGACATCTTTCTCAATGATATTCTCATCCCATATACAGACCGAAAATCCATTATCGATGAACCCTTCAATCTTTCCTACAATTTCTTTGTTTCTATTTTCATTATCCATTACAATAACAAACTCAGCACCCTTATCTAGAACACACGTTTTTGCCATATCCGACCCTGCCATAGCAATTGCATTTGGAATGAACATACTATCAATCGGTCCTTCTAATACGTACACAGGTTTGGTTGTGTCCATCTTATCAAGTCCATATAACTTACATACAGATTCATCTACCTTAATAGTTATATAACGTAGTTTTGACTTAGGATTGAGTGTTCGACCCTGAAATGCTATTAGGTCTCCTGATTCAGAAAAGAAAGGAATAATCAGTCGTGCTTCGTCGAACTTGATTGTACCAAACTTATTCTTAACAATAGTGTTAGTCCATGCTTGAAACGTATCAGTCCAATACAGACGTTTGATATGTTCTTCAGGTATCTTTCTGCCTTTAACATATTTAACGGCAGGATGGTCGCTAGGCAACCTATCAACACGTTCTAATCCCTGTAACCTATTATGTTGAGATGTTTTGAATTTCTTCTTTACAGATTTGAAGAAGTCGTCAACAGTTTCGGGATTCTTACGTTTAGTCTTATTACCAAACTTCTCCAATACGTATTGTTTCTTTAGGTTTGGGTCAACGTCATTTAAGAAGTTAGAAAACCCAGTAGAGACTCCACAGTTATGGCACTTATACATTACATCGCCTTCATATTCAAATATGAATCCACGTGCTTTAGTTTTGTCTTTTTGAGAGTCACCGCAAAGTGGGCAACGACAGTTCCAAAGGTTCTTTCCTCTCTTCTTAAACTGTTCTAAACGTACACCGACGATGCCGATATATTTTTGAGTAATATAATCCATAGTATCTATTATACTATAAACTACATCAAAAGTAAAGGTTTTATCTTCTTATTACTTGAAAGACTGGGTCTTTTGGATGTTTGACTAACATCCCACCTTTATTTGCTTTTGCGTAGTTGGCGACGTTTTTGCCCCAAGACGATTTACCTACGAATGAGTCCCAACGTTTATATCGGTTCTTTCCTAGTCGTACGTTGTCATACGTATCACTATCTGGGGCAGTGAAATAATTACTTCCAAATGCTTTACCGTTTGGTGTGAATAACGGCATGTCTTTTTGGACATTTACTGCTCCACCACCATCACCGACTGTTACTTCTTCATTCATTTTATATTCTCCAACAACATATGATTACTCATTATTGTTTCCATCTGCATAGACTCACTTAGAGTAAGACTATCGTTACAATAATCAAGGAATGCTTCGTCTAATGCTTCTGAGTTCGTGCCATGTTTAATAAGTTCTTCTTTAAATAAGAAATATGCAGCGGCCGCTTTGCCTAGTTTGGATTTCATTCCAGGTAGTTTTTCCATCAACTGTTTAAGTTTTCTTAAAAGTCTATGAAAGAATGTGTAGTTTGCCTTCTCAGCGGACATGGTACGGTTCTTTTTAATAACGTTACCCTTGTCATCAATAATACCAAGTTTATATGCTTCCCAATCTGTCCAATCCATTGAGATAAACTTTGCGAATTTATACACAAAATACATATCTAATGCTGCAGATCCTCCACCTTGAGGTGCTTCGTTTAAATTATTCATCTCATCTCTTTGTTAATTAATTTACACACACTTTCGTCAATGCTCATTTCAGATTGTAGAAAATCGTCTAAGGCGTTCAATTTATGCAAAAACGTTGATATCACCTCATGGTGTTCTTCGTCTATTTTATACAATAAAATTCTTGTAGTTGCAAATGGACCTAAACTATTAATAAGAATAACAATATGATTAATCATTAATCTGGTTTTCATCACACCAGTATTCTTATATTTTGACAACAACCTCTTGATATATTTAATACGTTTAAGGTCGTCCTCAAAATCACATACGTCGTCAGTCAGACTCTCTGTATAATGACTCGCCATGTACATCAAAAAGTTCTTGCTGTTCAGGCTCGGAAAGTCCGACTCTTGTAGGTTGTTCATTATATAATTCCTCAGTTACTTCAACTTCTTCTTGTGTAACGATAGTTTCGACCACACTTAGGAACATTTACACTTCCCAGTAAGGTTCTCCACCCATACTACCTGATTGAGATTTACCTTTAGGAGCAGAACCTTTATAGAATGCTCCAGTGTTTGCATCACGCAATAATTGTTGCTTTGCTACTTTCTTTACATTTTCAGTTACTTTTTCAGTTACTGTCTTTTTCTTATTCTTAGCCATGATATTTCCTTGTATTAATTAGAAGAAGTTGCCTTACGGTCTGCCTGAACAACTGGTTCTCTATTGTATTTAGTTTTAGAAGCAATAAGTTCATTTTGAATTTTTGCTTTCTTAGCATTTTCAATCATTCTTAAATGACGAAGGTTGCCTTTATGTTTATCTAATAATCCCATTATATACTCCTCTATTTAGTGAACCAAATTTCAACAGAATCGTCTTTATAAGATGATGAGTCTGATTGCCATTTGGCGTAATATTGTGTTGCACCTTGCAACTTAATTTCTTTTTTAACTGCTGGAATAGTACCTTTACCTTTTGCACCAGCATATGTCTTCTTAGCAGTCTTTTGAAATGCTTTGATTTTATCCATTGCATCTCTAGTACCACGAGTACCGTCTCTTTCATCAACACCATCAATTAATAGTGCCATTGAATACTTCTCGTTTCTAACTGCACCAACAAAACCTTTTGCTTTTGCTTCAATCAATCCTCTTAATTCTTTGAATGATTTTCTTTCAACTGCTTCATTAATACCTTTCATGTCAGCAACGAATCCTTGAGATTTAGCATATGCAATTACATCATCTGCTTTCTTAAATCCAATATGCATCCACTTGCCTTTTTTAACAATTTCAGCACCTTTAGGTAATTTGTTTCTTTCATTATGCTTTTCAAATGCCATTATAAACATACCATCTTTCTTAGTACCAGTTATAATTTGCTTACCCTTATGTCTTAATGATAATGTAACACCAACAGTGGTTTTACCAACTACTTGTAAATCATATTGACCTTTTTTAGACAATGAAAATCCTTCATCAAGGTCAACAGATTCTTTAATTAAATCAGTTGATGTTAAAATATCAATTACTGTTTTCTTTGTTTTATCTAATTTAACATGAGCTTTTTGTCTTGCGGCAATACCACCAATCAATTTAGTTATTTTTCCCGTTTGCCCATGGTAACTAGATTTATCATCTACGAATTTTACTTTATCACCAACTTTAAAATCACGAATAGAACCTCTGTCGTATGCTTCGTCAAGTTCAACAGATTCAATTAAATTCTTTTTAAGGTATTTTACAGCATCAACACCACTCAATGGAGTAGTCATATTATTTTTGCTCGGAATAGTCCAAGTCAATGTAGTATTTTTATTAACAGTTGCTGGGTTTACTTTACCACCTTTTGATTGACCATGGGCAACTGCTTTCTTTCCGTAGAAAATTGTGAAAGTTGAACCCTTTCCATTACGTTGCATCATATATCCACTATCTTTGAAGATTTGTAGATTAGCACCTTCGTCAAGTTCAACTGATTCTTTAACAACTTTAAGTGTCTTATAAACTTTTTTGCCACGTAGGTCTGTTGCTTTAGTCAATTTCCAATGTTTATTATCAGCATCTTTTTGAGTTTTCAAAATACCTGACTTAAATTTCTCACCAGAAGTAGTAACACCAACCACTCGAAAACCTTCTTCAATTTCAACTGACTCATTGGCTTTCTTTAATACATGAGCAATAATATCTTCATCAGCTAAACCTTTCTTAATCTTTTCGATTTGAGCATAAGCTTTATCATAGTTACCTGTAGATTTACGTGCAATACCAATAGCTTTTTTCATTTGAGCTTGGCTGAACACTTCATCAAGTTCAACTGATTCGTTAATTTTAGTCCAAGTGTCAAATTGAGATATAGGCATTAAAGATTGTTTCTTGCCTTTTTTCTTAACTGTAACTTTCTTGCCGCTGACAGCTATTACCTTTAATGTTAATTTGTTCTTTTCAAATTCATCGCCAACTTTCACATCAGTATTGCCGTATCCTGCGGGTTTTGATTCTTCAACTGATTCCATACGACCTTTAACTTTGAATACTTTATATTCACCACCTACACGGTCAACTGCGTTACCACGTTTAGCATACTTATCTGCTTCTGCTTTAGATTTAAAGGTTTTAAACTTATCATCTACAGCATTCTTATTACCATTATAGTATTGTACACTGAAATAATCTTCTTCTAACTCAATTTCAACTGATTCACCCAAAGCATTCATTACATAATCGGCAACATTGTCAAGTTCTTCTTTACCTAAACCTTCACGTGATAATACTTTCAATACATCTTTATATGATTTAGCATTTTTCTTCTTAGCAAGTGTTACATACTTACCGTATCCGCCCCTTTTACCAAAACCAATACCTTTAGCATTTTTCATTGAAACTGCTTCTTCAAGGTCAACCGATTCAGTTGTGCTTCCAGGAAAGTATTTATTGCCTTTACCACGTTTCTTCTCATCAATAATATTAGCGGCAAGGAATGAAATATGGTCAATCTTAGCATCTCTGATTTGTTTAAGAACATTGTCAGGTAATTTTCTGAATGATTTAACTACTGCTTGGAATTCTTTGCTACTTGTATCAATTTTCTTTTTACCAGAATATTCTTTACGCAACTTATCCAATTGCGATTTTGAGAAACTTGCTTCGTTAATTTGTGCTTTTAATTCTTTAAATGTTTTCATTTTCTATTTCCTTGTCTTGCTTCTGAATGTGTCCAACCCTGTGCTTCTGCCCATTCGGCATCAGTCATCGTTCTTGTTGGAACTTTATCTAAAATTCTTTTCTTTTCTTCTTTGGTTGGAGTCTTTGGTCTACTCACAGCAATCCGAGCTGTACCCTAATACGTTAGTCATTTCTGAATTAGTAATAGTAGTCATCACACCATTGCCTAAATCAAATACACCAATATTTGCACCCTTATCGTGTTTCTTAATTTCCTCGTTAGTCAAAACGTCAGAATCTACACCATTATTTAATCCACTTAAATCAGCAACTCTGGTAAATTGACGCAATTTATCATCAATAATACATCTAACTACACTTTCATCAAGTTTCTTTACTAAATCTTTTTTTGTCATTACAACTTCTCCTTTGACGAACAACACGACGATTCCTCTTCGGGCTCGTCTATTCCATGTCCAATAATTTTATCAATCTCTTCGGGGATTATAGTGAAAAACAAATTTGATTGCATTTCCCATACTCCAATTCTTTCGTCAGTGTCCAAAGACAACAACATATCTCTCCAATACAATTCCGAAACAAAACCACAACTCTTCTCACCTTTATGACAATTACATGTGTCTGCTGTTCCTGCATCTCTAGTATATTGTTTTAATACACCATCAACCGTACATCTAACTGGACCTAATTCTAATAAGTCTTCTAATTCTTCGTTTGACATTTGCATTCTTTACCACCTTTTTCACATTTATTCATTATTAATTTATACGTCAATAACCAAAAGGCAATTGAAGTAAATATCATCAATCCAAACGATAACCATCCGTTAGTTTGAACGAACAACGTTACCGAAGCACTACCAAATCCCAAAAATGCTAATACTGCTAACGTCCAACAAATAGGACACATTACTTAACTGTATCTGATAATGCTTTCTGAAAATCAGACTTAGGAATATTATTAATTACCCAATGATAAAGTTGTTTCATTACTTTATCTTCTTTAGTCATTGGTTTGCCACGTTTCTTCAACGTCAAGTAAGTAAAGTCTTTAACAACAGGTCCATTTACCTTGCCACTTATTTTAGATGTTCTATCATTGCTTGAAGGAGTAAACATAACGGTGTTTTCTTTGTTATTTAAAATAACGTGAATTTCACCATTGATTGCCATTTTCTTACCCTTACCAGTAACATACTTGTAAACAGTTTCTGAAGCGCCTTGATGAGTTGCTAACATAATATCAGAAGCAACAACACGTTCCCTATCAGCGTTTTGTTTAATAGCAATTTCATAATCAGTTAATACCCATACAAGATGAATATTAGCAGGATTATAACCAGCCTTTAATAAACGTGGCATAAACTGTTCAACGTCTTTAGTATCTTTTGCGGTAATATCAAACATAATATTAGGCAATTTCTTACGGTCTTTCAATTGGTCAAGCATTACGTCAAGGGTCTTATTCTTAAGATTAAGTTTCTTAACAAACATATGTAACTTACCAACGTCGGCAGGTTTCTTTAGATCTAAACCTCTAATCTCATCGTACTCACCTTTAGGTATCTTTGAACCAGCACGCATCATTTTGGCATGCTTCTCGGGTTTGTCGATGATGTCAGCAAGTGCCATAAAGGTTTTCTTCCACTCATCTACATCACGGACTTTAAACTTTTCCTTTTCCATAAAGTTGGATGCAGCGAAACCTTTACCAGAACCAGCACCACCTGCTAAGAAAACGATCTGTCCATCTTTACGACCGTTGTTCAGCATAATGAGTTTCTCATCAAGTTGTTGCTGTTCTACTAAATGTTGTTTAAATGTTTTCATATTATTTTGTAACAGAAATCTTAAATTTAGTGATTACTTCTTTTGCTTTCTTTAAATGCTTAGCGTCATATTTAGCTCCATTACGACTATCTTCATATTCGTTCCAAGCAATCATTGCTTTAACGTTATCTGCCTGAGCAATCGTATTCACTAAACTTTCAACACGTTTTTTCATGTTCTCTGTTAAATGTTGTCTAAATGTATTCATCTTAATATCCTTTTAATTCTATCAATATTTATAATAATTAAACTTTCAATTTTGGGTCGTTAGTTTTGAAATTCTTCTTTCTCATAACGGTTTTTGCTACTAAATCAAACTCATCCATATTCGGATCGTAGTTTAATACAAACGGTAAATTAATATCTGTTTGTAAATCATTTAATACTGCTTCAGTGTCGTCACCCATCTTGGCAATTTTCTTTCCGTGTTTCTTATATGTTTGTTTAAATAACCTAGTCAATTCAGCAACTGTAATTTCTTTACCGTTGCGAGCATCATTAACCCTATCAAGGAAATGTTTAGTAAATTCAACGTCAATACCAACCTTAGCAAATACTTTATCAGCAAAACGTTCTACTGTATCTAAGTCGATCTTACTAATTTGTTCCGTTAAATTAAAATCTTCAAAACTTTCATATCTAGTTTTTTTATCTAATACTTTTTTCAATTCTTTAGTAGAAATACCAACCATTTGTGCAGCCTTTGCTAACGCAAGTCCTTTTGGATTCATTACCATAATACCAGATGAATTTTGAGATTCAGGAGACCGATTATAATGCTGAATCATAGAATGATACAACTTCATTGCTTGTTTATACTTCTTCTCGTGTACAGCACGATTGAACGTATGCATTGTTTTCTTGCCAATGATTGCTTTGAATATATCTTTTAAAGTACCTTCCATAATTTCCCCTGGAGTTTTCTTTTTGTACTCTTTAGTAGTTTCATCAGTACCAATTTCAAGGTATTCGCTGATTCCCATACCAGACTTAACATCATTAAAGAAGTTTTCACCATCTTTCTTTGAGACACCTTTAGGTAAACCTTTGACGAATGAGTTCATATCACCATTCTTTACGTGATTTCTCATATCAGTACCAGATACACCTTCTTTACGATTGCCTGAATTTACTACTTTAAATTTTTCAAATCCATAATCTTCGACATACGGTCTAATACGTTTCTCAAATTCAGCAACTCTATCACCACCTACAACCATTGTAACATCTTTATACCCTTGTTCGGATAACCAATCGAGTACGTGGAATGGAGTTTTGATTTTAGTATTTTTGATAATAGTTGCTTTTTTGAAGAACTTCTTCAAATACTTAATCTTTTGATTATAATCAAGAGGATTCTTTTTAGCATCTTGAGAGGCTGAAGTGAATATCATTCCTTCTCCACCTTTTGCAGTTTTAACTACGAAGTCAATTAATTCTCCATGACCTTTAGTGATAGGATTAAACCTACCAAACGTAAACGCAACTGGTTTATTCTGTGCTTCAGTAATATGTTGTATAAATGTTTTCATTACTTAAACGAGTCCTTTGCCCAAGTCAATTTACTGAATGATCTATCTTTACCACGTGCGTTTTGAATTGCTTTGCCGTCTTTAAAAGCAAAGAAGTATTTTTCTGAACGTGAAGTGCCGACTTTAATGATAACATCTTTACCATTAACGTATTCTAATTCTGGAGACCAAGTCTTTAGGTCAATCAACTTCTCATTCTCTTTAGAGACTGTCTTGTTCATCTTCCAACCTTCGTTTATGTATAATTCAAACGATTTCATCATTCTTCCTCCAAATCTCTTGGTTTACGTTTAGACCCTTTAAGTCTACTCTTTTCTGCCTTGCCTCTATTTGTAGAGACATCTTCATATCCTACGATCTTACCATTAACATGAGATGCATCCATCCCTTTATGTTCAGGTTTTCTGTGCTTTCTGTTATATCTATTCAATTCCCCACGATAGTTTTTTCGTTCATCGGACGATTGAAACTTATCATACTCTTTTCTATAATCACGTAGATGACACCACTTACATCCAGGAACTGGTTTTAGTGATTTCTTTTCTTCAATAGCGCAAAAGTCTTTAAATGTAAAGGGTTTCATATTATCCCCAACTCTTAATTGCGTTAAAGTTTGCTTGACTAAATTCTAGTCTATCAACTAACTTAACTGCACTATTCGATAACGTATCAATTGCAACAAACCCTTCTGGACCAGTTACTTTATAACCAGTGGTCGTCTTAATGAAAGCAGGAATACTGTTTACTGTTTCTAATTTCTTGACAATCATCATCTTAATATCAACTACTGCATTATGCCATTCTAGTGCATGGGCAAAAGTTCCTGCCATTTTACCAGAACGTAGTTCTTTAAGGAATCCGTCTAATTCTTTTTGTTTCTTTTCTTTACCCTTTTCGCTCTTCAGTTTATCAATTTTCTTTTTGTAGTCTGATGTTACAAAATCAATAAACGTACCAACTGCTTCTTGTTTCTTAGTAAACTTTTGACCTTGTCTTACTTGAGCATTGATGTAAACTTTAACCAATTTAGATAATGAAGTTTTTCCAAATAATTTACCCATTGATGTTCTATCAAGTAATCCAAGTTCTTTATGAGCATTTGCTAATAATTTTTTAATAGTTGTCATCTCTTTCTTAGTCATCGTAGATGTACCAGACGTATCACGGAACGTAGTATCAGTAAACCACACAGACGATTGTTTAGTGAAATTACTAAGACTAATATTGAAATTAGCAGACAAATCAGCAATAGTATCACCAGTATAAGTTGTATGCCAAATCACACCTGCTTTTGCTTTACTAATAGTTTTTTGTAAATCCGATCCCATAGGAACTGCATACGTAATAGTATTAGGAGTAAACGTCAAATAAGATTCACCGTCAATAGTTTCTTTTTTAAGGTCTTCGGGAGTAAACATGAAGTCGCCTTGAAAGATACCTTTCATTTTCATCTTAGGAAATTCTTTAAGGGCAACTTTTAATTTATCAGCAAGTCCACCAGAGTGATTCTTATCGATATCAGCATTAGTGTAATTGATTTTAGGTGTCTTATTGAATATAGACTTAGAACCAACAAAGAACTTACCGTTCTCTGGGTCATACCCCGCAATGATTGCTGGAGCACCATCCACTTTTGCCTGTATATTTACAGCACGTTTTGAATGACCTTCTAAAGAATGAGCAACGTCGTCAAGTATTTGAAGAGCCTGTTTGGCACCATCAACACCGAAGTCAAAGATTGCGTCTTCAACATGCTCGAGATGAGTTAGTTTTTCTTCGGTGATGTATGACTTAAATGATTTCATACATATATTTATAATAATTACACCTTGAAGTCTTTAAATGCATTCTTTTTCTTAGACCCTTTTGATGAAGCAAACACACTTTCAGGTTCGTCTTTGGACGAATCGTTACCTAATATATCAGTTTGAGCATCCTGTTCAACATCATACCACTTCATCTTTGCTTTGTTGATACCGATAACAAATCGTTTGTTTAGGTTCTCATCACCATACCTATTCTTCAATTGTTTGACCATTACTTGGTTTAATTCTTGTAATTCTTCAGTTTGAATCAATGCAAGGAATAAGTCAGCAGTAGCAGGTAAACCAAATGATTCAGATGTATCTTCAAGACCCATATCAGATGACGAAAAACCTGTTCTATTAACTTGTGTTGCAGACCAAATAGGAACGTTATATTCTACAGCAAGACCACGTAACTCTTCGGCAATTGCTTTAACGTATGTATAACTGTTCACGTTTTGAGCACCACTAAGTCGTTGTGAAGCACAAATGTTTAGATAGTCAATGTAAATGATATCAGGAACGAAGTTCTTTTTCAATGCCAATTCTTTTAATAAGTGTCTGAAGTGCCCAGCATGAGCAGTTGATGTTGGGTATTCCTTAACAATCAACTTACCTTTAGTCTTCGATTGAATTTGTTCAATCTTCTTAGAATAACGTTCAAACGATAAGTCTTTCAAACTGTCGACTTCAACGTCCATTAAATTAGCATCGATTCTTTCAGCAATACGTTCCTCTGCCATTTCAGCAGTAATATATAAAACGTTATGACCAGTAGTAAGATTCGCAGATGCCATGTGACACATACCAATTGTTTTACCAACACCAGTTCCTGCCATAAGAATATTTAAAGTTTTACGTGGAATGCCGCCTTTTGTAATTTTATTAAGATACTCAATATCAAAAGGAATACGTTCTTCTTTACGCTGGTAGAACTCATATCGCTCTTCAGCATTATCTAAGAAATCGTGTCCAATATGAGTATCAAATGAAACACCTAAAGCATCAGATAACAACTCAGTGATACCACCATTAGAAGATTCAGGGTCATCAATAATACCAATCGAATTCATAATGGCATTATATACTGCCTTGTCTTTACAAAACTTCTCAGTCTCATCAACTAACCATTGGTCATTAGAATCTTCTTTTGCTAACGAATTGACAAGCATAGACGATTCTTCATAGTCCGTAGAACTTAAATCTTCACGACCGTCAATAGCAAGGTCTAATGCTTCTTTGGTAGGAACGTTATTGTATTTTGCGTAGAACTTTTGAATCTCATTAAATACAATTTTATCAGTATTTGACTGAAAATAATCATCCTTTAAGAATACAATTACACGTCTTGCATAGTCTTCATTATATATTAGATTCGATAGAATCGTGTTTTCGATACTCAATCATTTCCCCTTTTGCATTATTTCAAGCATATGTTCTGTAATCAGTTTAGATAGTATTTCTTGAACCTCAGTTTCATAAGGTTCGGAGGCAACATCCTCTTCTACAGCATTATAACTATATGATATTTCATTATCATTGAATTCTAAATCGAATACAGCAATGTCAGTTTCATCAGAAGTTTTTATGTAAAATATATCCTTATTCATCGTCACTTTCTATTAAAGAAGTTCTTCCGATAGCATATTTGTTAGTCATAAATGTTTTGAATTCGTCATTGTTGATAATACTTTCCCAAAACTCTTTAGTGTGGGTATCTTTTTCTCGTACTTTCTTTTCGGAGACTTCACCTGTGGTAGTATCAATTTTAGAATACCATCCTAAACTAGGTTTAACAACGTGACCAGATTCAATCGCAACATCTAGTAGACCAGAATATTTCTTAATTCCACCTTCCCATGTTACTGATACTGGAATCTTTGATTTTTCTTTTGTGAATCTAGATTTTTCAATATTGACAATAAAGTCGTATCCTTCAATTTCAGTACCTTTCTTATTCTGACGACGACCAATAACCCATACGTTGTCAGCAGAATACATCACACCAGTACCACCAGATACAACTGATTTAGAAAACATTTCTTGAGTTTGGTATGTGTGATTGATAGCAATTAGAGGAATATCTTTAAGAGTCAAATATGGTGTAACCATTCTGAATAAAGATTTAAGTTGTTTAGCACGTGTCATATCAGCAACAGATTTGCCGTCTTTAGCGTCATCCATCTCTTTCTTAGACGCAAGATTACCAATAGAATCAATCATAATATAAACGTTATCTTTTACGTCCATATCTTCAAGTTGATTTACGATGTCGAATTTAAGTTCTTCAATGTTTTTAATAGGAACGTGTAACACTCTATCAGTATCAATATCAAACGATTCAAAATATGATTGTGGTGTACCAAATTCTGAGTCATAAAACAATGCGATTGCTTCGGGATACTTGTCAAGGTATGCCTTCATCATTAATAAACCAAATGCAGTTTTAAAGTGTTTTGATGGACCTGCGAGAACAGTTAGTCCAGATGTGATACCACCATCCATTCTACCAGATAATGCAACGTTCACCATTGGAACGGAAGTCGGAATAACATCCTTTGCGTTGAATAACGCAGACTTAGAAAGTTGCGTCGATTTGATTGTGCCTGATTTCTTCAGACGTGCCATTAAGTCACTCATAATATAATTCCTTTTTTATTCAATATACCTCTATTATACCCTACAAACGGGCAAAAGTAAAGTATTTATCTACGAACAGGATTGTCGCGTAATTCTTGTAGATTGGAAGGTTTTCTTAAATTTGCCCAGCGGGTTAAATAAATAACAGGAAACTTAGGAAACAATTTCAAAAAATCTTTAGTATCAAATTGAAGGTCTGAAGCAATCTCTTTGTGATCAGAAGGGACAGAAGACAATCCATAAAATGCTCTAGACTCAATCAGAGCATTAATTCTATCTGATGTTGGTTGTATTCCGTTCAAAATCATAACTTCTGCTGCTATCTTTTCGTTCCAGATATCTCCAACAATGTAGCCATCAACATCAAGTTCGTATTCTCTGTCACTTTGAATATCTTCATACTTTTGACGGGCTGTCAGGTTCTTAATATTATCTTGGAAGTTACCAACAAAAGAATTAAAATCATTTCCTTTACTTTCTTCTGCTACTGTATCTACATTAATCTTTGCCATATGCTATCTCTCTAAAAGAATGAATCTAGGGAACTTTTCTTTTCCCATTCCCAACCAATTGGTTGTAAAATGCCCTCTAGTGGGTTTAAATAAGTTTTCTGAAACTGTATATCATAATCAATTAAATTACTCATATCAAACTCTTTAGGCAACCCACCAACAAATGATATTACATTTTGATGATATTTATTTGGTAGTTTTAAATACGCAAACTTAACCTTAGTTCCAGCATCAATCTTCTCAATATTTTTCAAACCATGATTATCTAATAACTTATTAAATAATATAGAACCACGTACATGAATAGGGACACTCTTTTCTTGCGTCAAGTATTTCTTATATTCATTAAGTCCTCTAGGGAACGAAATATCCTCAATAGGGAGATTATTAAACTCTTCCCTATATTTAGTTACTAATTGCTGTAATTCTACTTCATTTCCTGTTAGAATGATTTTAACAGATTCTTTAAGTTTATCCCTAACGTTAGATGGTGTTGACGATTTCACAATCTCTAATCCCATTACTTTCATTTTAGGTTCTGCGTATCTAACACCCTCATTATCATAAACATTCAAAGCATAACGTTTCTTAGCTGTCCATAGTCCAGTATCGGATATTGCCTCACGTCCCATCTGCATCTTCTGTTCATATGCATTAACATAGTCAGCAAGTTCTTCATACGACTTATCAATAAAAGGTTCAATTGCCTTTTGACTTACTTTATCTAAGAAGTTTACAATATCCTCTTTAGATGGACTTTTACCTTTAAACGAACCTTCAACAATTTTATTAAGTCTTAGGTAAACAGAGTCGGTATCAATTGCAACAACGTAGTCGTAATCCTCAGTCTTACAAATATCATTCAAATAAGCATTAAGTTTCTTTTCAATCCACTTAATTGCTAATTGACCGCCTGTTGTAATTGCTTCTGCATTACGTAAATCATAGTACCTGAAATATTGATT